TATTTGTTCCTTCGATAAACTTTCTAGCCATAACAATAGGTTCGTGTGCTGGTTTCAATGCAGTTCCCCAACCATCACCTATATTCAAACTTTTTGGAAATCCACTTCCATATAACCACATCATCTGGTCACGAATCTCAAAACCAGCATCTTCGATTGCAATTGCCATTCTGTGGTAATTACGAGAAGCAGAAAATCCAAGTAGATGGCCGCCTGGCTTCAGAAGTTTCAATGCAAGTTCCCAAGTTTTTGGATTGAACGCAATACCTGTTGAATCCCAACTCTTACCCATGAATCCAAGTTCGTATGGTGGGTCGGTAACAACTGAATCCACTTGTACACCATCATCAATTAGTTTCTGCATTTCTTTAATGCAGTCTCCGTTAATCAGTAACATTATTTATTCCTTTATATGACTATTTTTTTTATCTTTCTCGCGAGATTCTTCATAATGAACTAATGCAATAAGAGAGTCATGGTCAAGCATGGTTCGCATTAATTTCATCTTTTCCAGTAACTCATAAAATCTTTTACTTTGTTTCACAATCTAATCCTTTATATGACTGAAGTTATTTTCCTTAGCGAAACGAATAGTGCTTCGGAATTTATCAGCAAGTGCATCTTGTTTGTGTGATATAACAAAGACATTCTCGTTGTTCAGAGTTCCCAATATTTTTAGAAACTCATCTGTTCCTGTACCATCAAGTGAGCTATCAAATATTTCATCTAGGACAAGTAAATTTGTATTCGTTGAATTTTTCATCTTTGCAATGGCTCTCCATGTAAAGAGTAGTGCAAGGTCAATTCTCATTTTCTCACCTTCACTAAATGATGCATAAGAAAACTCATCACGATGGCGGGACTTAATTGTTTCTTCAAAGTTTTCATCTAGTGTAAAGTTAACATAGAACTCCATTGAGGTGAGATACTTGTTAATTAAGTTATTCATAACTGGCAGATATTGTTTGATAATCTTAGTCTTGATACCAGAATCCATTAACATATTTCTTGAAGCTTCGTAGTATGTTTTATTTTCTCGTAACTTTGTTCTGTGTATACCAATCTCATCTACATTCTTTTTCAGTTCTTCAAGTTTAGTAATATCAGACCGACCTACACCGTCCTGTGTAAACTGTTCAATCTCTGTCTGTAGTTTTGTGTTGAACTTTTCTAGTTCTACAATAGATTGTTGAATTGTTGCAAGTTTGATAGAGTTGTTTCTAATGTCACTAGTGATCGCTTTGATTTCATTTGTTCTATCAGTTGCTCTTGTCAGTTCTTTTCTGAGTTTACTCATTCCAATTTGTAGTTCTTCAATGTCAGACTTTTTAGAAACAACAATGTCTTTCTTAAATACCTCATCAATGTGTTGTTGACAAGTAGGACAATCTTCATTTGTTTCAAAGAAGTCAATCATCTCTGAGTGTGATTTGTGTTTCTCATTCAGTGTAGCTCTAATCTCTTTTAGCTTGGATAGCTTAGTTTCAGCGATAGCTTTATCAGAAATTGTTTTTAATAATCTCTCGTCCAAGGCAGTCAAGTCAGTTCTTTCTTTTTTTCGTTTTTTAATTTCTTCTTTGTTGCTATCAATCAGAGATTGTTTCTGTTTAATGATTTTATCTTTATTATCTTTTAGATCAGATATAAGATTTTCCTGTAAACTAACCTTCTCTGTTTCTAAGTTGAACTTATATTCAATATCACGAATATCATCAAACACTGTTTTAAGTTTTTGTTTGAGAATCATATTCATAGTAGAGAAGATTTGTATGTCAAGGATTTCCTCAACAACCTCTCTACGATGTCTAGCCTTTAATTGCATAAAGGGTATGAATGTTGAACTACCAAGAATAACAACCTGTGTGAAAGAACCATAGTTTAGTTTTAGAATTTGTTGTTCTAAAATCTTCTGGTAATCACGAGCATTTGCTTCTTGATTCATCATTATGTTATTTTGATAAATCTCAAACTTATTTGGTTTAATACCACGAATAACTTTATATTGCACCGAACCAATAGAAAACTCAACCTCTACGATTGATGTGCCAGTATTGATAGAGTTAACCAATTGATTCTTACTAATAGAACGAAATGGTTTACCAAATAATCCAAAACAAAGTGCGTCTAATACTGTAGATTTCCCAGCACCATTCTCACCTATGATGAGTGTTGTAGGATTTCTATCTAACTGTATCTCTGTAAATTGGTTTCCTGTGCTTAAAAAATTCTTCCATCTCACATACTTAAAATTAATCATATTGCTAGGTCTTGGGCTTCCATGTAGAGTTGTCTTTGTAGATTTTTGAGTCTTCCCTTATCTAAAGAGGTTTCTAACTCATCAATATACAGATTCAAAATTGTCATTGTATCTTGTGTGTTTGCAACAATATCATCGGATACTGTATTTGCATCTAAGTCTGAAAAGTCTTCTATGACTTTGACTTCATGGCAATCTGCTTGTAATAATCTATCAACAAATTGGTCAAACTGATATAAATCTTTTTTATTTACAACAATGACTTTAACATAATTATGTTTGTATTGAGAAATGTCGTGTTTTTTATAATCAGTATCGGTGTCGTCATAATATATTTTCTTGTGTATTGTCAGTGGATTTATAATACGATCTAGTTCTCGTGTCTGTGTATCAAATATATGAAATCCTTTTTTATCATCACAATCATTCCAATAAATTTCATATGGATTGCCGAGATAGAAAATATGACCATCATCAGATTTGATGTGGAAATGACCACTAAAAACAGTATCAAACTTTCTAAACAAATTCTTATCATATCCATTTTGATTTTTTACTCCTTTAAGCATTTCAAAACCTTGAACTTCAAGATGTCCCATTAAGATGTCTGCTTTTGATTTTTCCATAGCAGACATGGTTTCAGCTTGATTGGAAGCATTAATCCAAGGCACTAACATAATTGGTGTATCATCAAGTACAATCTCTTTTGCTTCTGGATAGATATGCACATTACCGTATCTTGTACCAATCAGTTCTGTTATTGAATTTACTTCGTTAGTATTTTTAAAATAAGTATCGTGATTACCAACAAGAATATGAAGCTCGATACCCAAATCTGAGAATGGTTTGATAAACCTTTCTCTGAAATTCTTTGCGGTTCTATACGAAACAAACTTACGCCTGTCCATAATGTCGCCTAAGTGAAGGCAGTGTGTAATATTATTATCTTTTAGATATGGAAAGAATTGTTCTTCATAAAACTTAAAAAAATATTCACTAAAATTTTGGTTGTCATTTCTAGCTCCAAAGTGTGTGTCGTTGATTATTGCAACCTTCACTCATCGTCCTCCATAAAATTTTCTAATCCTTTAGGTTTTGTTACTGATTCTTTCTTCTTCGGTTTATAAACAGCTTCGTCTGGCACCATTATGTGTGGATCAAATCCCCCAACAACATATACTGTATCATCACCCTCGTTATTAACATGTTGCACAAATTCTTGTGATTGAATTAACATATGTTTTACATGAGTTTGTTTTTTTTCTTTTTGAATCCTACGGAGAAATGCATAGTAAATGATTTGCGTAAAGTAAGAAAATGGATTCTTAGATTTTTCTGGATCAAAATTATGAAGATATTGCAGACAGTTTTCAATACCATCTGAAATCATTTCTTGTCTATAAGTATAATTAATAAAGTTAGGTCTGTAAGATAGACCATTAGCAATCTTTAAAAAACACTCACCTATGTATTCTGTAACTCTGGGTTTGGGTTCACCCATTTCTTCGGCTTCACGACAGTCTTCTTTCCAATCAATCATCGCTTGATGAAAAACCTTATTATCAACATAGTGAGCACCCTTTACTTTTTTGGCCGCCATAGTAAATTCCTTTTCATATTCTTAGTAACCATTCTACATTAAAATTGGTCTAATGTCAAGTAAATTATTGTTTTTTATTTACTTATTTTAGACATAAAACTTTAATGATATATCTAAGTAGCACTTCTCAACAACATGTTGCGAATGTGTCCAATTGCTCGAGTTGGATTTAATCCTTTAGGGCAAACTGCAACACAGTTTTGAATTCCATGACAACGAAATACACTAAATGGATCTTGTAAGTTAGATAATCTATTTTCTGTATCATTATCTCTTGTATCTGCCAAGAAGCGATAAGCCTGTAGTAGACCAGCAGGCCCAATAAACTTGTCTGGATTCCACCAGAATGAGGGGCAACTTGTTGAACAACAAGCGCAAAGTATGCACTCGTAAAGTCCGTCTAGTTTTGCTCGATCTTCAGGTGACTGCAATCTTTCTATGTCTGGTGCAGGATTGTCATTGACGAGATAAGGTTGTATTTTTTCATACTGCGCGTAGAACTGACTCATATCTATAACAAGGTCACGAATTACAGGAAGGCCGGGCAATGGACGAATAACTAATTTATTGTTTTTTACACACTCGGACAGAGGAGTTATACAACCAAGTCCATTCTTTCCATTTATATTCATACCATCGGAACCGCATACTCCTTCACGACAGGATCTACGATAGGAGATAGAAGAATCTTTAGCCTTTAACATACCCAATACATCAAGAACCATAAGGTCTTTTCCTTGAGTATCAAAGTCATAATCCTGCATATAAGGCGATTCGTCTGTTTCAGGATTATATCGGTAAATACTTACTTTCAACATAATACGATAAATCCTTATTTACCTATTGACAATGGGGGGGAAAGTGGATATAATAGAACTTGTAGGTTCTTCAGAATAATCTTTAATGTCTTGTTGCTATACTTATATCATATTCTTGTAGTTCTTCTTCTGCTTCATCATAAGATTGTTGGAACTCTTGTTCTTCAATAATTTCTAATTCTTCTTCGGAAGGTTCTAGCTTGACTAATTCCATTCTATGAATACTTCTAATAACATATTCATAATACCTAGACAGACCAATACTCGCAGGAGTCATAATTACAATGGAACTTTTTTCTATTTGGAAAGTTTCTTCGTCTGAGTATGGTTGCAACCATCTTCCTAAAGCTAATGATTCAGCTGCACCGCTAGAAGTAACCTTACTGATAGTTTCCATTTTTAAAGGAGCAGAGATTTTAAGTTGTGTGACTTGATTTTCCACGACAGTACATATGATGTCTTCACCATTAGAAAGTTTTACAACTTGATATATCATAAGCAATCCCTCATTTCTTCTTTTATTTATGCGTTTGAGATAATCACAACTTCACTTTATCAATCTTATGTTTAAAGTCTTCTTCTTTATATATTTTTAATCTTGCTTTAAAGTGTCTTAGCGTAAAATTAGGTCTAGACTTATAAGAAAGATCGTCTGATAAATCATAGAGTTTAACTGTTTGTTTGCCTTCAAGCTGTCTTAGACCCCTACCGATTGACTGCAAGACTCGCACTCTACTTTTAGATGGAGAAGCGAATACGATGTTATTAATATTACGAATATTGACACCTGTAGAAAATGTACCATAAGATGCAACAATAATAGCATTTGTTTCTTTTTCAGTAATTTCTCGAACCTGTTCTCTTGCTTCTGTAGTTGTTCCACCATGAACAAAGAAAACCTTTCTATCTAGTTTATTAATTTCACCATATAACAAAGCTCCATGTTTGCCAACTAGTTGAAAAAGACACAGAGTATTTCCTGATATTGACTTGCAAAGTTTCTCTATAAATGCATTTCGTTTTGGGTGAGAAACAATATAATTTATTTCTTCTGCATAAGTATAGTTACGAACTCTTTTGGATTCTTCTTCTGTGTGTTTTAGTACAACACAGTTTATTTCTAAATCTGCTAGAGTCTTACTGTCCATTAATTTTTTTGTGGTTGTAACTTTCTTAACTTGACCAAACAAACCCTCTAAAACTAATCTGTGTGTTTCTGTTCCATCAAGTGTTCCTGTTAAACCAAATCTATACTTTACATCTCTACTCTTAGCCATAATATCTGTTAGAGATTTTGCTTTAAATAAATGTGCCTCATCTCCAATGATACAACCAAACTGGGCAAAGTATGGAGAATGAAGTTTGTAGATTGATTGCCAAGTTGAAATAATAACAGGTTTGGTTTTATGATTCTTATCTCGTCCAGCATAAACACGATGAATGTGTTCGTCCTTCCATCCATAGTCAATAAAGTCAGAATATAATTGTTCAACAAGAGATGTGGTCGGAACCAGAATAAGCATCTTTAATCCCATCAGATGATAATATCTAACCAGCGTGTAAATTATCAGTGACTTCCCCGAAGCCGTAGGAGATAAAAGAAGACAACGATTTGTTTTGATTGCGTGATGAATTGCTTCTAGTTGGTAATCACGAAACTGAATAGGTTTACCCCTAGAGGTTGGTCGCAATGACTCAGCAAATTCTTTTACATTTTCAATGTTAACATTCTTGTCGTCTTCTACACCTTCTTCAAGGGTATACTCAATTGAGTTTTTCTTACAATACTCCTTTATATAAGGTAAAAGTCCAACATAAATCCTACCATTGCGTGGAGAAAATAATCGTATCTTTCCGTCCCAAATCCTATTCTTAAAACTGGGCATAAACTTGGCGCCCGGCACTTCAAAGGTAAAGTAACTACACAGCTCTCTTGCCAAGTCTTCCTCAACATCACACTCAAGATAGACTTCGTTTATCTTTGATATTTTCATTACATTAACCAACAAGTGACACTGTATCGTTCACCCTCAGTAACTTGTAAAACTTCGTGGGGAAACATAAAGTTAGACGGAAACACAATTGCTGAACCTTTTGATGTCCAAAATCTTTTGTTAGCAATCACAATTTCACCCCCTTCATAATCATCGTTCATAAACAACAACACAGTAACTTGTGGGTATCCCCATTTTTGGCCATGACTGTGATGAATGTTGTCAGTGTGTTCTGACATAAATCCACCAACAGTATATTTACTAATACGAAAGTCTGTTAGATGTTGTACATTAAAATCTGGAAAATCTTCTCTATAGTGTTTGATTGATTCGTTGTAACAAGTATGGAGTGCTTGATAGAACTGGTGGTCTTTACGAATCCAAACATCTTCACTAGATACTCTGTTTTCTTTTACAATCTTACCACTGTCGTGTGTTGAATATGATGATGGTTCATATATAAAATTTTTATTAACAATGCGTTCGCACAGGTCTGCCGGAACTATATTAGTATAGTACTTTATGTAACCTGTGATGTCCATTACGATTCAACGCCAAAAGAAGGACGCCTTGGACGACCCTTGTTTTCATCAATCCTAACTACGGTTTTAAATACAACACAAGTTCTAAGCTGATAACACTCTCTACTTACTGGTTGTGCTTGATGTGGTAGGTAAGCAGGAAACTTAATTAATCTGTTACCCTTATAATTCACATGAGAGGTAATATCTTTTATCGCATTATCATATAATACCGTTCCACCACCCCACTCATTCTTCCAATCTAGTCTAGGATAATATATAAATGTTAAAGCTCCGTCATCTCGATGAATGTGTGGTTCTATTCCATGTGTGTGTGCATTGAGATAAGCGCGTTCCAGTTCTAGTTCTGGCCACTTTAGTTTGATTTGTTGCCAGATAGGCCAGATGTCATCACGCAGAGAACCTTCGCAATGTCCAGCAAAGACATGCCAGTGTTTATTAACACCGTTCTTTACAGAGTCATAATCAAACTTCCACGATACTTCTCTTAACTGCATATCAATTAATTGTGCAACATGTTCTTCTAAAAAACCATCATAAAAGTTCATCATCAGTATGTTAGTCCTGCTTCAAATTTCTTCCATTCAATTGCGTTCTTAATATCCCACCCACGATTATCAACGGACTTGATAACTCCTTTGATATAATCAACTACAGTTTCTAAGTATCCAACCTTATTTTCTGCATTGATAATATCTTCATCAGATGTGATGTATACTGCTAGGTCTGTTTTGAGAACTTTAAGGTCAAATGGTTTAGTTGCATAGATTTTTGCATCAGCTTTACCACCATAGTATTCCCACTTTTCCCGATACAAACGCTTGTAATCTCCTTTTGCTTTAAACAAAAGAAGTTCGTATCTAGATTTGTGGTCTAGGTATTTTGCTTTGATTTCTTGGTTTTTTAGTGATTCAGTATCTAAGTGTTCATTATCTACTTGCAAGTCTTTTTGTACTTGCATTTTTAATTCATCAAGGTTCATTTTTACTCCATATTACAAAGGAACTATCTCATATATTTTATAACGAAATTCAATTGAGGCGGTAAGATACTCAACATCTGTTACATTTTGATTGTAATCCAGACCACTAAGTGATACAGGAAACATATCAGAAAATCGCACTTCCAAAAGTGGATTGTTTTTGTTAGAAAGGATTGTAAGGGTTGCATCTGAGTACATTGACTTATCTGCTGTAGTTTTTCCTACTACACCAATATCATTATTACCACCCGCACCAGCGACTGATGTGTTAGACTTGTTAGAACGAAAGTCTGTAAACTGTTGTCTATTTTCTGGAAATCCAATACCAACTAACCAGTTGTGTAGTTCCGTATAGTTTTCTAGGTATTCATCTACGATAAACGAAACGGTCAAACTTTCATAAGTGAGTCTATCTCCAACAATAGGTATTTCCTTATATGGAGTTTGCATCTCTAATGAGCTTAAACTGAGGCCGGGAATGTTTGCGGCCGTAGTGAAAAACTGCACCTTTGGAAGTTGGTTAATCATAAACCGAAACTGGGTTGGACTAGCGTAGTCTAACTTGTCTGGTTGTCTATTGAGTGGTGATGAGTCTGTTGTCATACTTATATTTATAAAGAAAAAAAAGACAAAAAAAAGGAACCCGAAGGTTCCTCTTTTCGTTCGTAAAACATATCACATCAAATTGGATACTTTTACTTTTCTGT